GAATCAAGTATGATGGCGGTTGGGTATGAAACTTTCCGTTGAATAAGTAATCGTAGCATTCGTGGATGTTGCCCATTAACCACGCTAAAGCCATCATCAAAAGAAATGCCCCTCCTACTAAAGTCATAAACAATACTATTAATACTGCTTCGTAAACTGTAGTCAAAAGACTCAAAATATTTTCTGTACTGAAGGTAGGTTTTGTGTCCATTGTCATTTAATAAATTCCCTATCCATTTCTTACTATCGTCAATAAAGTTACTTACAAAGAAATCAAGCACTTCACTTGGACTATATCTTGTAGATAACTTATAGAAGAAGTATCTATCTTTTCTTTTAGTAAATGAATCCAATGTTGCATTTACCTTACCTGTATATTTATGATAGTCATAGGTGTCTGTTGTAAAATGCAACTTAACACCTAGATATATCTTATATACGTCAAATCCTCCATATGCCATACTAATCTATCAAATACTTATAACAAATTGGGAAATGGTCTTTCATATGTCTTGATAACTGGTGAGTGACCATTCTCGTTTCTGCTTGAGCATTACTCTTACTCCTTAAATTACATACTCTACTAAATGCAAATACACTACCTGACCATATCCACTCGGTCATCATACATTGAGGTAGTACCATACGTGCCATTTCTGGTGCAATACCTTCCTCTAACATATCATTGTATGTTTCTGTAGCCACATTTATTAAATGTGTAATATCATATTCTACTTCTTCATCACTTGAACCTTGTTTAATACTCTTCTCTGGTTTCTTTCTCCACATAAAAGGTATATAAAACTCTGGTTTATCTGAAACATATCGTCTACTCACTTCGTTCCAACTTAAACCTACTTGATGTTTAACTAATTGTCTTGCAACAAAGATAGGTGCTTTAATTCTAAATGATAGAAAGGCGTGAGCAAATGGTGACCAATGTCCGTGCAATGCCAAATACTTAATTAACTTGTCATCTTTTTCATCAAGTACATCTTTTCTTTTTGCAAATGATACTCTAGCAGCATTTACTACTGATAGGTCAGTACCTAATTTATCTATAAGTTCTATGTCCATTATTCTCCATATCCATCTATTGCTCTTGCGTGAAAAGGATTCTCTTTCTTTTCCTCTTCTTTCAATTCATCATATTTCTTTTTCTTTTTTTTATATTCTTCTTCTGTTAAACTATGCCAACCTATACAAAGTTGTGTTGGTGACCTTCCACATTGACATACTGACATTAAAATAACTTCCCTATTTTATATACTCCCCATAATGCCATAAAAACAAATAATGCACTTAACACCCCACCTTCAAACAAAGCAACTAATGTAACTGTTGCCCACAATGCATAGAACACTAAAGATTTCCAGTTCATAAAGAACCAAACTAATCCTAATCCAATTACTTTTAAATATTCTTTTATCATTATGGTAATACTCCAGGTTTACCACCCTTTAACAGGTTTAGTTGTGCTGATTGATGTTGTATTTTTTCTTTGAGTTGTTTTGTAATTAGACGTGCTGTAGTTTCAACTTCAATAGTATTTTCTTCACAATATTTAACAATAGCATCCACATATGACATATCTTTATGCCTTTTTACTATGTCCTCTATGATTAAAGAAAATTCTTTTGAGTTCATTTTATTACTATAACATATTTATTAGCAAATGTAAAGTGTGTAGTTTCTGTTGCCACGTACTACACAACGCCGTTTGCCTATTAACTAGGCAGCAAGAGCATAACTTTCGTTAGCTTTTATATGTTTGTCCTTTAAAGTAGCAACCTACTATCTAACTCCAGTTAGTTTTGATTGTGAATCGATCCTGTATCATCCCCCATAAGCACACTTGAAATCAATGTGTTTATGGTGGAGATGGTGAGAATTGCACTCACGTCTTCTCCAACTATTATCTAACCTTCAACGTCAAATTCATTATAAACTTATTCCTTTGCCTTTAAACTTTAAATCAAATGACTTGTATAACATACAAGACTCTAGTCCGTTCATTGTTGACATAACTACAAGTGATATTGTATATGTAGGGTCAACATAATAACTTACTATAAAAACTGGTTCACCATCTGGTCTAGCTCTATCTCTACCAACAGAAACATTAACCAAAGTCATTTCGTTCTTTTCTATATATGCAAGTACACTTTCACTTGTTCCACATATAACAGGCATTTGTAACCAATATAATTGTCCTTGTTCACTTGGAAATTCAGGCAATGGTGATGTTTCCTGCTCCGCCATAGCAAGTGTGCTCATAGTTATGAGTACTGCTCCAAATATTATTGATTTTAACCTTTTTAACATAAGTGACCTCTCGTGGATAATTTCTAGCCACTTTGTTAATGATTTTGCTTGATTTTATCTTTGTTTAGTTCTTCATAGTATTTATAAAAATACTGTATAGATTTTTCTAGTTTTGGCTCAAATATTTTTTTATCTTTGACAAAAGAACGCATTGTGCCGTCTTCACCTGCCATTAAGATAACTAATTGGTCTATGCGTTTGCCAAATAGCTCTTCATACATAATTGCATAGGCAGTTGTTTGGACAAAATAGTTTTCTATCCAATCTTCTTTACGTTCCTTGTTCGCTGTCTTGAAATCTATTACTGATAACTTGCCATTGTACTCAGCAACACAATCAACTTGACCTGCAATGGTCAATTTATGACTGTACATAATCTCTTCTAGTAAATGTATGTTATTAATTTGTGCTAAATAAGGCAACATCAATCTAAACATACCTAAAGGTAGTACATCCCTAATACTAGGTGTTTCACCTTTGATATACTGTTCAACAAGTGTATGAGTTGCTTTGCCTCTACGTGCCGCTCTACCCATTTCCCAATTGGCTGCTTCTTCACCAACTGCTTTTCTCCACTTCTCTAATCCTGCTTTTTTCTGAACACCTAAAACTGTAGTGATAGATGGATAGTTCTTGCCATCTACATCATAGAAACGGAAACCGTTTATACGTCTACCTTTTGTTTTTGGAAGTTTTGTCTTATCAATATTAATCCAAGTAAATTTATCTGCCATTATTTGTTCCTCAATTTCTTTCTTAATACACTAATTCGGTGTTTGATACCATCTATTGTTGTGTACATCCATCCACAATCGTGTGGTTCAATTTGAGTTCTGAACCACTTGATTGTATCTTTTAATACTTCAATCTGTTTTTTTATACTCATAATCATATAATAACATTATATTGCCAATTTGTCAATGCTTATTACGTACCCTTTTGAGCGTACATATCAATGATTTTATTACGTTCATTGACCCTATCATCATCAATAATTTTAACCTCTCAACTAGGGTCGTATGGCTCATATATCGTCTTACCATCACTATTTCTATATGCTCTTAATATCTGCTTTCTATTGTCTTCAGCATTCTTATATGAGCAATGGATCCAACCGCTATTCGGTTCATCCACATTGTGGTACTCTAATATCAACTGGTCAAAATCTAAATTATCAATGATGTATTTTGCTAGTTCAGCATTTGGTAACCCAAATATTTCAAAATCAGCGGCTTGCCCTTTGGCGTGCTGTGATTTTAAACTTGAACCTATCTTAACACATAACTCTGGTGAACGGTACCCACTTGATACTGATACTACTTTACCATAATGTGTTCTAATAGGTTGTAGTATATTCTCACACAATTCTTTTAAATTATCTTGGTGGTCTTCACTAGGATTATTACTAATGCCGTGTCTTTCAGCGGTTTGGCTTTTAACCATCTCCGATAATGAAAAGTTTTCTGTTAATCTCATCTATTATCCTCTTGTTAACTTTAATAGTTTCTCTATTTGACCTTTTATTATCGGCGCCCTATTCGGCCAATGGATATAAGGTTCATCACTCTTTTGTAAATTATATAAAAACGGTAACACAATCTTTTCAATGTCTTTAAACCTTGCTTTGATAGACTCATCATCTATCTCTTTTGTTATCGTTTCTTTATCGTTCACTATCTGCATAATTTCGTTCATCATACTTTTAATAGAAGAAACATCTGACTTAACTTTAGATAGTTCTATGTTTGTACCTTCTACTACTTTAGGATCAATGCTTGGCGTGTCTGATGGTTTAGATGATACTGGAGTAAAACCCCAATCGTTATCTAAATCAAATCCACGCATAAAATCAGGTATATCTTTATCTGCCATTTGTTTAATCCTTATCTTTTAAAATGTAGTGCCTTTTTAGCGTGTTTGGCTCTCGCTTGTTCAGTTTTAACTTCCTTTATGCCTCTACGTCTATGGTGTTTTGCAAAAGAGCTATTTGGATGTGCTTCTGCAATCTTCTGATTTACTTCCTTCCAACCTTGGTCGGTCTTATGAGTTATCCCTTGAACACCAGATACTATATTTAGGGGAAATAAGACTTGTCTAACGTGTGGGTTCTTATCTAACATTTCTTCCATTTCTGCAATCATCATAAAGTCTACCCATTGTTTACCTGTCTTCTTATTTTCAAACGTATATCTAGGCATTTAAATATCTCTTCTTGTACCACCTATAAAAAGGTTTGTTAGAAAAGTACTCAAATACTGCCGAGGCAGGTACTTGGTCACTTCTAATACAATCAGCTATATCCTGATATTCAGATTTTTTAATTTTTAACTTCATATTTCTTTTTTAGTCTGTTATAGTCTGACTCACTACTTATTCCAAATTCATCATCTGCTGCCCCAAAATTATAATACTTCTTTACCATAGGAGCAATCGTACCTTTTTGACGACCTCCTTTATTTCTATGTATCCTTCTAGGAGTTCTATTAGTAGACATATTTTTTTTAGATGTCATTTTCTCTCCATATTCTAAAAAAGAAAGATAATGTTAATCTTTCTTTAAAGGTATAATCTAAACAAGGTGCGTGGTATATACCACCGTGATATAAAACTAGTCTATTTGGAACAGCACTTATATAAATGTCTGGCACTTTCTCCATTTGATTATTAAAAAATGCCGTGCCTCCATCATATGCCTGGTCAAAATACATCATACCTGCTATTAAAGGTTCTCTATCACCTATAGGATAATCCCTATGTATAAAACCATATTTACCAAAGTTTTGTGGTGATTCTTTTACTTCACTCAATATAATTTTTCTAGCAACTGTCTTGAAATCAGTAATTTTAGTTTGTAATATAGTTTCTATACCAGTTGTGATATAATCGTTCTCTTTATCATATACACCTTCATAACAAGGAAACGCCTGCTTCCTATTACCATATTTATTCTTATATGGTTGATGTACTGGATGATATTTCAACCTATCTAAATCTCTTTTAATACTATTAAATTTATCTGGTTCAAAAAATGGTATATGTTGTGATATCCCACCTCTTAAAATATAGTTTAACATTTTAGATGTCTTTTAGAGTTTCAATAATCTCTTTATTATCTGCTATAACTTTTAATTCTTTGACAACTGTTTCAACTGAATCCATATGCGTTGCAACACCAACTGGATTATTTAAAAATACATCCACGTTTGTCTTTGCTCTAGCAATATTACCTTCAGCGTGTTTTCTTACTGCGTCTAATATTTTCTGTTTCATTAATGATATGTTACCTCTTCTGGTTGATATTTACTTCTTAACTTCTTCCACACTCCGTGCCAAAAGTTCTTTGACCATTTTGTTTCTGACCTGTCTAATGCTTTTTCTGCTTGTTTAATCAGTTTATCAGCACATCTAGGACAAGCGTATAAATGAGTATTCATAAGTACCATAATATCACTTTTTAACATCTTTGTCAATGGTAGTATTAGTTGGTGGATGTATTTTTACATCTTTACAAATATACTCTATACCTTCTTTTAATGCTCTACTAACTTTACACTCATAACCAGTTATACGTGATAACACAAAATCGTTTGTTGTTGGTAAATCTGCTAAACTTAATGTAAAATCTGTACCTGTTTTTATTACAGACATAACTTTATATTCAGAATATGTACCTGCACTCGTAGCTAAAAACGCTGGTGCTGTTGCCCCACACGCATTTAAAAGTAATAATAATGATAGTATTGCTATCTTTTTCATTTCTTAACTCCTGATTCTAAATAAGGTTTAGACTTTGGATCATTCCATTCCATTATCTGGTCTAGTTTGATTCTTATCTCATCTGGATCTAAACCTAATTTCATTAACTCTTCTGTACCCATACTCTTAAAAAAGTCTTCATAATCTCTATTCTTTAAATCTCTCTTACCTAGTTTTGCAAAAAATGTTTTATAAAAGTTTTGCTTATCTCGTAACTTTTGCGCTGTAGCTTTTGACGTAGAAGCGACCCTTTGCCAATTAATTTCTTTTGTTTCTTTCTTCTTTTTCGCTTCATTTTGTAATTTTCTTTCTCTTATTGATATATTAGCGGCAATCAATAACAATACTGCTAATGGATCAAATACAAATATTAATACTATTATTATATATCTAACTGCCTTATCAAAATGTTCTTTTGCTTCATCACCATATATTAGTTCTGCAATATATTTAAGAGGTCCTACATCTGCCTCTATCTTTAATTGTTCTAATTCTATATTACCTTTCTTTAATGTCAATTCTGCAATGTTATCCATTGCAACTCTTATTTCATTATTTAAAAAATCTCTTTCTTCTTTCTGCTTTTTTCTTTCTTTAAGACCTCTACTAACATATTCTTTATCTAGGTAGACTTCTAATGCTTTGTCTAATAAGTTTAATGTCTTTTCTGCTCTATCTATAACAACATTTTCTTGTATAATCTGTCTATCTATTAATGCTATGTGTACTGTATTATCACTTGTAGGTCTTACTTGGTCTAGGTGTGCCTTGGATAAGAAACCAAAGATACCCATACTAGTTACAAATACTAACACAATAACAGACGTTGTTAAATATGCTTTTATTGATTGTGGTAAATTTGGATTTCTCCAATTATGATACAACCAACTGGCGGCAACTAACTTACCAACTTCTAATGAAGTACCCATAGCAATAATTGCTATCTTCGCACCTGCAAATAGAGTTGCTAGTCCTATAATACTATAAGCGGCAGCTATACCTGATATAGATATAGCACTTAATAGTACTATGAATATAAAAAGTAAACTCTTCATTTAAACTTACTCCTCTAACACTTGAGCAATTTTTGTCATCATATTGATAACTCTTTTATCATAATCTTCGGTAGTTGAAAACTTATCTAACGTAGCAATCAACTGTACTGAATCTAACAGTTCACCTTTTTCTAATAGTTTTGCTCTTAATGCTCTAAACTCTTTGTATGCTGGGTGTTCATTTAATATTCTTATATATTCTTGAACACTATTACACTTCGTTGTAAAAACTCTTACACGCCAAGGTGTGTCTTCACTCATACCGTGAGGTAATAAACCTTTATCTTTATTCCAAGTCTTAATTCCAAATAAGTTATTTGCTTCTATAGCAAATCTACTTGTACCCCAACCACTCTCTAAAGCAGCTTGTGCTGTCACCATTTGAATTGGTACTCTTTTATCTGGTGCTGTTTTCCAATTTAAATAGTCAAGGCACTTATTGACTTCTAATATAAATTCTTTATTATTTGTATATTCAAAACTAGGTTCGTGTAGTCCTAATTTTTCTGCCCAAATTGCGTGTTCTATTCTAACTTCTTCTGTTGCTTTCTTAACTGCAATAGGATTAGGTTTAAATGTTCCCCAACCATATGCTAGTGAAGATACAAAAACAACTAATAAAATTGCTTTAATCCACCAATATGTTTTTCTGAAAGCACCTGAATATTTTTTTAAGTTCAGTTTCATTAAAACCTCGCTATCTGATATTCATATCCACCGATTGATGGATCATTTTTCCTTTGGACAAAACTTATCTTGTTCTGAAATTGTGCCATACGTTTGAATATCTTTTCTGCTTGTATTTCAGTAAAGTTATCATATATGTCTTTTGACCAATCTCCAGTATAATAAGTCATAGAGAATTCACCTTCTGCATTATCTATAAACTGTTGAATTTTGTCTGGAACCTTTAAAATTATTCTCTTTAAATAGTAGTCTAGTTCC